GAATTAAAATATCGTTAGAGGTATGATTTATTTCACAACAGCCAGCACTTAAAATTGTGGGGTATTCATTAACCCAAACCATATAAGATTTACAAAATGTTTCGTATTCACTTGCAAAAGCTGTTTCATTAAACAATAACCAAAAGTAAAAGATGGCTATTACAACTATTAAAGCTTTCATAATTAAATCTGTTTTATCGTGATTGTCCATGCTCTAGGTATTGTTTCGATTGTTCCAATTTCAAGTTTTCCATCCTCATCGTAGCTGTAGGATCCGAATAATTGAATTTTGGTTTTTGTTTTATTGAATTGATGACCCACCGCATGACAGACAGAGGGTTCAAGCTTTCTGGCTTTGTCGATTGACATCCATTGAGACTCACTAACCCAATCAAGAGTAGTAACAAGAACCAGCGGGTAGTCATCTATTGTTCCTTTCAATTTTTTAGCCATAAAAATCAGCAGGTTTTACTTTGCCTTTAGTTTTTTTTTTAATTAAATTCATATTGGCTTTGCCTGGAATCCTTGTTCCTTTAATCCACCGGTAAACTGTACTAGCTACAGCTATGCCTAAAAACTCTGCTAATTTTTGATAAGATAATCCTTCTTTTATTTGAAACTCTTTTAGTGTCATTGGCAACTGTTGTATGTAATAATGCCAACTTGTCAAAAGAACATTCATACTATATTGGGGATAATAGGGTATAAAGTTGATATTTATACAACCACAAATATTATTTTAAACTAACCTCTTTACAAAACAATCCTATTGACTATATTGCCAGTATGTCAACAATAAATAAAAAATTAAAATTAATAGAAAATACTCATCAGGAAAAGACAATGGCTAACCTATCTAAGCTGTTAAAAGAAAAAGATATGAGTCAAGTGGAATTAGCAAAACAACTTGGAAGAGATAAAACGACAGTAAATAGATGGGTTAAAAATAGTCGTGAAGTTGCTTGGGATAATGCTGTTGAAATAGCAAAAGTTTTAGAGTGTCATCCAATAGATATTATTGAAGGTGGTAAATCAGAGATACAATTACAAAAAAAATGTTTTTATGATGGTAAAGTTGTAGATTTAACAAAAGAAGAAACGCATAAGATACCTATTCCATACGAATACAACCATAAGAGGATAATAGCTATTCAAATGGAAGCTCCTGGAACGCATACTGATGGAGAAATTTGGTTGTTTGATATACCTTTAAATAAAAAATTTTATAAATCTGCCATAGGAAAAATTTGTTATTTAGTCCCAACTAAGGAAGCATCGCAAGCAGCTTTACAAAAATATAAACATAAATGTACTCCTGTTGTTGCTTTACTTAAACCTAATGGTGATGGAACTTTAGCCATTGTGAACAGTTCAGATGGAGAGCCTTTAAATGATGCTTGTCGTTCAGTACCAACAGAATTTTTAGAAATAGCAACTCCAGTAAAAGCAAAATACGATCCAGATCTATTTAATATTATAAAATAACTAAAATATACAACCTAAATTTGTATTGTTGGCAACTATATTGACATTGTGCTAATTTTGTTTGCAATAAATTCTCAAATGTTTACTAATTGTTTTATTGATTTGATTTATGGAATTAAAAGAACAAGCGGTAGAAAAAGCATTAGTTGATTGGATAGCTGACATTAAAGAACTGCCAGAATGGGTTAAACTTTATAAGCTTAACCACCATTCACCATCCCAAGCTAATACAGAAGATGACCAATGGGGTTATAAATATTTACACTTAACTCAAGAAGAAAGAAGATTACTTCCTGTTAATTCAAATATGAAATGTGGAAATTGGATAGGAGAATTAGCTCAAAAGAAATTTGGAAAATATTTGTGGCAATACGAAAGACCCAATGGCTTAGTTAAAAAAGAAATACCACAAGAGAAAAAAATATTTGATGCAGCTATAGATCAATTTAATCAATATGTCCCCGCTGATGATAAAGATAAAAGACAACACGAAGAAAATAAACTTGGCTTTGCTTTAACTTGGAAGAATTGTCAGGATGCTATTAAAGCAGTTGGTTTAAAAAACCCTATTGAATGTGAGAGATCTGTGGCTTTAGATCTACCAGATTGTCAATTACCAATGATCGGAAGGGTCGATATGGAAGATCAATATAATTTCCTAGAATTAAAAACAAAATACAAATCAAAAAACAGACCGAAGAAAGATGGCAGTTATACTTTTTCTTTAAAAAAGATTGCTGATGCTAAAGATGAAAAAATTGAAAAATATAAAGGTTGGTTTAATCACCTACTCCAAGTCGCATTCTATTATTTAGCCACTCGTAAGAAACCTCACTTAGTTGTCGCAACAGAAGAAGGTTATCACATTTACACACCTGAAAACTGCGATCAATTAAAACCAAAAAATTTAGAAAGATATTTAGTTAAGATGAGCCAGATCTGTTTAAACAGAGAAAAGATTATGGAGAAACACGCTGGTAAAACTACTTGGGTTGAAGATATTTTATCTAACTTTGACCATTTCTTTTGGAATGGTATGGGAGATCATAAATTAAAAGCTATGAGATTATGGGGTCAAATATGAGAAAAAAAATTACTTTAAAATCAAAAGGTGTTGTTTGGCATATCTATCATACCATACTCGCTTTTGAATTAGCTTTAATAGTAGCAATCGAATTTACAGAATTAATGATGAATATATGAAAAATCCAAATGTTATAAATCCCCAAATGTTTCTTTTAAAAAATAAAGAGCTTACAGAATTAGTTGAGAAAAAAAAAGGTTTCTCCCTTTTTAAAATAGCAATTTTAATGATTATTATTATTGTTATAACCTCCCTTGGAATAGGTATTTCAACTAATAAAGATAACCAGGTGCTTAGTGAATTGCAGCAACTTCATACTAAGCCTTGGTTGTCGGAAAGGGATTATGGGTAATGTAGTTAATTTTCCACAAACTTTAGAAAAGCATTTATCAAAATTAAAAACTAATGGTGGTATTTATGAATTTGATAAAGGTAAGTTCGCTATTTTACATAAAGAAGTTGAGCGTCTTGCTAATGATTATGGAATAGAAACAGATATAGAATTAAAATATTGTGATTTACCTAAAGGTTGTGCCGTTGTTAAAGCTACGGCTAAATATCAAGGCAAACGCTTTACAAGCTTAGGAGAAGTTTCTCCAGCTAATAATCTTTTTTCTTATCCAATAGCTGTGTGTGAAAAGAGAGCAGCTGATCGAGTTATTCTTAAAGCTTTAAATATTCATGGGGATTTATATTCACAATCAGAGTTACCCCCTAAACAAAGAAACGAAAATCAAGGAATTAAATTAGACCATTCAGAATTAATTATAGAAAGAATTAATAACGCATCACATCAAGCAAATTTAGAGCAACTGAAAAGAGAAAATAAAGATTATCTCTTACAGCTTTCTAAACAAAATTCTTCAAAGGCTAAAGAAATAATGAAAGCTTTTGAGAATAAAAAGCAGCAATTAAATAATGGAGGAAAAAAATAATATGGCTGACTACAATAACAAACCAAAAGATCCTAACTGGATTTGTACTTTTCAACTGAAAAGGAATGCAGATAAGGATCCTAATGATCCAAAGACTAAAAACAGACCAGACTTTGTTTTAGTGAATAGTGAAAAGAAAAATAAAAAAGGAGACTTTTTTAAAAAGAACTTTACTGTGCATGGTAATTGGAGTGAGGCTTCTGGGTATATCCAGGATGACAAGTCTCTCAAAATCACGATCAAGAAAACAGGTACTACTGAAGCTGCACCTCAGCAAAGTGGTGGTGATTTTATGGATCAATTTTAAAGGGGAAATATGAAATATGGTTTAACTAACAAACAATTAAAATTATTTAATTATATTAAATCATATATGAAGAAAAAACCTATCGCACCTTCTTACGAAGAAATGAAGGTTGCGGTGGGTTTAAAATCAAAGTCTGGAATTGGAGCAATATTACAACAACTAGAGGATAGAAAATGGATAAAAAAACTAAACGGAAAACATCGCAGTATCCAAATCAACCGATAACTTTATCTCCCGATCCCAATACAAATACTTTAATTAGTAAAATTATAGATCGAGACAAGGAAGGTATGGATAAGTTCGGTTTGACAATGCGGCAAGTTATGTTAAAAAATCCTATTGATTGTAAAAAATGGTTAAATGAAGCATTAGAAGAAGCAATAGATATTTCAAGATATTTAATAGAAGCAATCCTCTCATATCAAATTTTATTAGAAAAAAATAAAAAATTAGAAAAAGAAAATAAAGAATTAAAGGAATATAATAAAATGTTAATGGATCATCCATGAGTAAAAGTTTTTTAAAAATTTGGAACGGAGAGTGTAGCTTTCAAGCTATTGAAACTTTTGGTTCCTTAGACGCAGCTTCCAAGAAGATAGTGCCAAGTACAGCTGCGAAAATAAAGGTGTCTAATAATAGTATTAGATACCAACACAGTACCATAAAGGAGGTAAAGCCTGATGGCAATAACACACTATCAACACCTGGAAACAAAGATCCAGGAGAAAGAAAAGGAGAGAAAAAAGTTGAACGCTAAGATAACAAAACTTTTAAAAAATGAAGTGGTTAATCCAAGCATTGCTGCTCTCTCTAAACAAAGTCATTCAACTTTAATTGAAGTATTACAGTTGAAAGACGAACAATACATATATAACCAAACATAATTGGTTATTTATAATTATTCTTAAACTACTTAATTGTAGTATAACCCTTCCTACGCCTAAAGAAAGTTGTCTAATTGGCAATGTAATATCACATTAATTCACTATATTGACATCTTGGCAATATTAATTTAAAAGAAATTAAAAGGAGATGCTTAATGGAAAATAGCTTTAATAAACACCTAGGAAAAAAAATTAAATTTAAAAGATTGCAATTAGGTTTAACACAATCAAAAGTTGGAGAAGGAATTGGTTACACATTCCAACAAATTCAAAAATACGAAAAAGGAACTAATGGAGTTAGCTCAGAAAAATTATTAGATCTTGCTAATTTCTTTAAAGTTCCTGTTACTTATTTTTATGAGGGATATTCTAAATATGTAATACCTATCCCACCAACAACTATAACTATAAAGGAGGCGGTTAATGAAGTTTAAAATCTGTAAAGTTAAAAGAAAAACCAAATCAGTTTGGGTTGTTCAAGCTATGGATAATCAAGGCAAAAAGAAAAACTTACAAATATTTAATCTTAACCAAAAAAGACAAGCCTTTGCTTATGTTTTAGAATTGAAAAACGGAGATCCAGATTTGGTTATGCCACAAGAGGTTTCTTTTAAGCTTGCTTTTGAAGAATATAAGAAATCCGTATTAAAGGATAAATTTAAGGTAGAAGAGACTAAACTGCATATATGTGGCTATATAATCAACCATATCCAGCCGTACATAAGCAAAGATCTGTTATCCGACTACACCTACCACGATTTTAAAGAAAGCTACTTACCGCAGCTCCTAGCCTCAAAATGCACTAGAGTTCAGAACTTACCAGGTGGAATTAGTACAATAGTTAGAACCAATAAAACGATTGGTAAAAAGGTTGTTAAAGATACAGTTGCCAACTTTAAATTATTTGTAAAGTATTGCCTAGAAAGAAAATGGGTTATTGATCGAGGAATCTTAGATTGGAAATTTAATAAAAACTTTTTTCAAGGAGAAAATACAAAGAAAAAGTTTATGCCTAAGTATAAGGATATAGTTTTATTAGTAAATTCAGAAAAGGATTTATTAAATAGAGCTTTATTTCATACAGCTGCTGAAACAGGTTGTAGGTTAAATGAATTGTTAGGTTTAACTTATTCTGATCCTGATTTTAAAAGTAATCCACCGACTATTAGCTTTAACCACACTATTGATAAATGGAATGGCTTTAGAGAAAACTTTTTAAAAACTGCTAGTTCTAAAAGAAGAGTTGAAATAAGCAAACAATTAGTTTTAATTTTAAAAGCTTGGATGAAAGATCAAACAATGCCTACGAGAGCTGGTCAATATAGAATGATATTTGGCAAAGTATCTAAGAAGATGGCTAAAAGAAAAGTTCAAAAAGCTGCTGATAAACTAGGGATTAAATGGGAAGGTGGAATATCACCTTTTAGAAAGTTTAGTTATTCTTATCTAAAGGATACTAAAGCTCTTCCAAAGGATCAGCTATTAAGAAGATTAGGCTGGACTAACTCTGATACTCCTGACAGGTGGTATTACAGGGATATAGATCATAATAAAGACAAAAGATCTAAAGCAATCAATAATCTTTTATCGTAAGTGGCTTCAGTAATGAGCTATCTTTTATTTAAGCTCACTTTAGAAATGAACCATTTTGTTACTTTTGAAAAGGATCATATTGTTCAAAAAAAATACAAAATATATTTAGAAGAATGTAAAAAAAAAGCGGGGATTAAAAAATCCCCGCTTAATACTTCTAGTTCATCCGGTACCTCCTATCCATAAGCAAGGTACGGCTCACTAATTTATCTAATAGAAAGCTATTTAAGTGTTGCATTATATATATTAGATACCCGTAAAATTTCTTTTTTAAAGTTTTTTACAATATTTATTTTAGTCTCTGTTTTGGTCTCTGTTTGTTAAATTAATTAACAATACCAATGGTTGTCGATAGTATTTGAACCTATAGACTACAACCCCAATTAAGTTAATGTTTACAACAATTCTACTTAAAATAGAAACAAAAAAGTTGCCAAAAATCCATATAAATAAACATTGATTTATAAGTGATATATCAGATTGATTTATCGTATAGTCTCTGTTTAGTCTCTGTTTTTTATAAGTTTCGGAGCGTAGCGCAGTCTGGTCAGCGCATCTGGTTTGGGACCAGAGGGTCGTTGGTTCGAATCCAACCGCTCCGACCATTAAAACATAGCTTGCTCTATTTCGTTTTCTATTACTTTTAAATTTTGTTCTCTCAGCTCATCATCTTTTTTCATACATTCATAATGAGCAAATTTAGGTTCTCCCACATGAAAAGCTACAAAGCTCTCGGTATTAACCATATCCTTTTTGCAATACCTACAGGGTCCAATATTAAGAACTGTTTGAGTTAGCTTCCTCCAAGTTTTCTTAACCATTACTGTAAAGGATTTGAGGCTTTAGCTTTCATTTCCTTAATCATAAGATTAAGTAATTCGACTTCCGTTTTTAATACTGCAATATTTTTATTATTTTCACCAATGTTTGCAGCAAGCGGTGTAAGATCTGGTGCTGTCTGTTCAGATAAAGTATTTAATTGTGTTTGCATTTCTCCAAACTTTGCAAAGCCACCACCGATTGCAACTACAGCTGCTATCAATGCAGCTATACCAGCTAATTGATCTTTAAGTTTACCCATTTTTTAACTCCTTTAATTTTAAGATGAGTCTTTGTTTTTCGTAATTAATATCTTGTAAAATTTTGTTTTTAATAAACAAAGGATCGTTTTCCATATAGCTTACAAGACTTACTCCATTATAGATCTTTCGATTGTCTATAATAAAATTTTGATTTAAGTAAATATCTTTAGTTTTATAAAACACTTGGTTAAGATAAGCAGAAAGATTATTCTCTCCGGCTATAGCGTCTAATAAAATAATATTTTTTACTTCAAGGTTTTTGGCAGTATCTTTAACCACAGCATCTACCTTGTCCATAGCAGCATCTAACTTAGAAACTTTAGTATTCTTAGTTTTAGTCTTAGTAGATACTATCTTCTTTTCTTGTTTTTCTTCTTGTTTTTCTGATTTTTTTTCTTCTTGTTTTTCTTCTTTTTCATTTGCTTTTTCCTCCTTAGCAGTTGATTGTATTATTTGTTTAGCAATAGCTTGGGGTTTTTTTTCTTCTTTAACTTTCTTAGTTTGAACCACAGCTGTTGGTGTATTAGTAGGTGTTGATGTTGGCTTTGATGTTATCTGAGCTTTAACTACTTTAGCTCCAGTTTTCTTTTCAAACTTTTTAATGGCTGCTGTAACTTGAACCACCTTAGTTTTACTAGGCAAAGGTGTTGTTGCTATTGTTTGTACCTTAGTTGCTAAAGTTTGAGTTTCTTCTTTTATCTCAACACTTATTGCTTCTTCAATTTCAGTAGCATTAATAACACTACTAACCTCATTTAAAGCTGTTTGTGTTTCTACTTCTAAAACTACATTCTCATAAGTCATTGTTAAAGAAGCACCAAGTAGATTGGGTCCACCAAGATTACCTGGATTAGCATTGTTATCTATCCCTGTCCAAGTCCAATCAAAAGAATTAGAGCCTGTTCCTGTATAGATAACTTGGTCAGTATATTTATGAGCATTAGAATAATAATGGCTATCAGTATTTCTTATCTGATCTACTGATGCTAAAGTATTTCCATTCGTATCTAATATCTTTACTGTTGTTTTAAAAGTATCTCTTGCACCAGCTCTATCTCCACACTCATTAGAAGATCCATCCCATTCACAGTTTTGAACAATACTCGTACTATCTAAAGTAATTCCATTGTTTAATTTATCTTGAGTAGTCGTGTCAGAGTTAGTTGTAATATTTAATAAAGAGCCTGTCGCTTTAACTGTACCTGTTCCCGTTGTTTCAATTTCATTAGAAAAACAAGTTGCTCCATTTACTGTAAATTCTGAACAGCTTGAGGCAACATTAGGTATATTATTATCTACGCTCTGAGCTGATGACGCATTGTCTCCAGCATTAGGAAGTAAATTACCTGTCGTTATCTCTTCTGCTGAAGTTGTAAGGGTTAACATCATCAGCAAAAGTATTAATAGCATATACCGCATAAACCATTACTCCTGTAAATAAAAGAAACCAAATCATTTTAATTTCTCTATTTTAATTTTGTTTTTGTTTTTTTTTTCAAGTGCTACATACTTTTTATAAGTAGGCATTTCGTAGTCGTATTTGTTAACTAATAAGTTGTAAGCTTTTTCTCCTATTTCTCCATCTACGGGACAATAAGTTTTTGCCATAAACATAGCTTCAAAAATTCTTTCATCACTACATAACAAACTGATTGCAGCAACCTTCATTCCCATACCACTTAATGTTTTTGATAAAGCAATTAATTCGCAAGTTTTATCTTGATAAGATTTACCACCTGACACTCCAATAGAAAAAGTCTGTACTCCACCCGATAAAGCAATAGCACAATTATTAGAAGTATTTACTCCTGGTGATGCTGAAGTTGGTGGTGCAGATCTTATATTAGAATTACTTGTAGAATTTGTTGTTGAGCTAGATGATGATCCACTTTCATAAGTTGTAGATCCCCCTGTGTAATTTCCTTCAATAGCAGTATTGCTTCCACTAACATTAGATTGCGTTGAGCCAGCGTACACCGATGTTGTAAGTAATAAAAACAATATAATTAATTTTTTCATTCTCCCTCATAATTATTCTAAAATAATTTTCTTAATGGATTTAGTTCCATCAATATTAGTTTCTAATTCTGCTTTAGTTTTAATACACTTGTATTCTATGTTTTCATTTATCTGTCTCGAAGCTTCTCGCTTATGCTTTAAGCAGACACTCATTGAGTCTTGAATACGATGCTCTTTAATCTCATGATCTACAAACATTAAAAGTGCAATTACAATTTCCATTTAATGCGATCCATTTGCTCTAACTTTATCTTTTAATTCTTCAATATCAGTAAGAGCTTTTGATAATTGTTTTTGTACAAATTCTATATTAACTTTGTTGTGCATCATATCTTCAATTCTAATTTCAATTTTCTCCACGGATTTATATAACTCTTCCAGAAGCATAAATTGTTCCTGGTCCACAGGCTTTTGATGAGATTTTTTTAATAAATCAGCATTAAACAATTCTCTTGAAGTTTCTAAGCTAGTAAGTCTAGTAGTAATTTCTGTATAAGCAAAGATACCCATAGCTACTGCTGCTAATAAAGCTATAAGATTTCTTACAGGCAAGCTTATATTTGTATTATCGTTTATCTTCATCTGCCTTGACCCCTATACTTACTTCTTGACGGGACACGCTTTGAATAACTTTTAGCGTGTCTGCCTCTTCTTTTTTTTCTTGTTTTTTTTACATAATTTGAAACACCGAATAATGGTCTTTTTTTTGCCATTAAAATAAAACTTTTTTAATCTTATCTATAAAGCTAGGCTTTACCTCTTGATGGTGTTCACATCTTTTATATTTAGCACTAATCTGTTTGTGATCTAAATTCTTTTCTTCTTCTGTTTTCTTACTTCTTGAATCTATTTTATTGGGTCTAAACTTATCGACCAATACATAACGATACACATAGTTATCACATCTCACACCTTCAAATTGAAAGTGTAATGTTTCTGGAGCATCATCGTATTGTGAACCAAAGCAATTAGGATCAAAATCTGATTTAGTTATTGGCATTATTTTTTCTTCCTGTTCATTAGTTTGTCAGAAACTTTAGAACCAAAGCTGGCAGTAAAAACAATAATAACCAAGTACCATACGCTATCTGGTAAATCGTTTATTATACCTACCCATTCTCTAAAGTTTTCTCTTGTAGCTGGGAACCAGCCAGTAGTAAGCATTCCAATTAACCAGAACATTAACACTTCATCTTTTATCGTGTTGTTCTGACTTTTAATTCTAGTTATATCGACATCCTTAGCTGCCTCTATTTCAGCAGCTCTTATTACTTTTTGCTTTTCAGCTTTATGTTTAAAGTGATCTGTTGCTTTATTAATAACCATTTTAGTTAATGGGTTATTAAATATTTTTAATAAGTGGATCATAAAATACTACTAGCCATTTCTGATGCAACCTCTTCACAACGACCAGGCGTTTGCTTATGCCAAGCCGAATCTAAAATTTGTGCTGACGCTTCTTGTGCATCTCCATCTCTTAAAGCTTGCCACATCTTTTTAAATTTAGCAGTACGGGGTCCACCGAGCTGATAAGTCATTTGAATTATGCAGCACTTTTGAATGAAGTTTAAATTAATATCTCCTATAAGTTTCTCAGCAGCCGATACAGCAATGTTAAAATCTTTAGTGAAATATTCCTCAGCAACTTCAATAGGATAATGCTTACCTTCAACAAGATCATCATCGGGTAGTACCATGTGACCATAACCAAAAGTAGGAATGGAACGGCTATCAAGGTAGATATGATCTCTGTACCCTTCGTGTTTTCGAATTTTAAGTTCAAGTTCTTTGTAGTCTGACATTTTATCTCCTCAAGTTTTCTTTGGGTTAAAATTAAGTATTTTAACACCTAGTTTTTTTTGTTCCTTAGTTCTTCCTCTTGCAATCTTCCAACCATTGCTGCGAAAGTTTTGTGTCTTAACATCATAAGTTTTAATCTCCTTAGTCTTAGTGTTGAGAGTTAGAATATCTATGGGTCCATTACCGCCAACAGGAACAAAGACAATTAAGTCTGGATTCTTGGCAAACTTAGCCTGTGCTAATAGTTCATTACTTAAACCAACAGATGCGGTTTTTCTATTTCGTGAAGAAGTAAAAGACCGAGCCAAGCAAACCTCCAAGTAATATTATTATTGCAGCAGCACCCTTACCCCTATTCATATCAGCTTTTAAATCTTTAACATCTTTACGCATTTCATCTAAAACTTTAAAAATAGTTTTCATACGCTCTTGACATACCTTTTCGTGATATGAAATTTTTATTGCATTAGTGTTTTCAGATATTGTTTTTTTTCTTTTAAGTTTCATTTAAGTATTCACATCGAAACCTAATAAAAATTTGATGTTTATTAGTTTCTAACTTTCCTATTTCTTTTTGTTTTTTTAATGCTTCATCATATCCAGCATTTAAACAATCGTAATAATTATTGTATAGATTTGGCATTTGATGTGGAGCAAGGCATTCTTGCTGAATAGCACTACACATAATCATAACGAGTAGCACTTTCATAGTCTTACCCTTTGTTGTTAATGTTTATATAAATTACTTAAATGGTGGTCCACTAAACCACATTACTAAAGATTTACGATTTCCTTTAGTTACTGGTTTAACTCTATGTCTAATAAAACTTGCAAAGAATACGGCATGACCCTGTTTCATTTTTGCTTTAGGTGTTTCAGATTCACCAATTAATTCTAATTCTCCACCTTCAAATTCAGAAGGATCAGAAAGTAAACAAGTCATAGACATTTTTCTAACTGTAGGTTGTGTAGTCATATTGACTTCACTATCTGTATGCCAATCATAAAAAGCGCCAGTTGGATATTCTGTGTACTGCGCTCTCTCTCCTATTTGTATGCCTTCAAAACCAAAATGATTAATATTAATATTTTTAACCCATCTATCAACTAGAGTATACATAGGATCAGTTTCTTTATGATCTAAAGGTAACCATGAAACAGTAGTAATTCTTCTTTTAGAATCATTTACTCCAGATGTTTCTGTTTTTCCATCTTTTGTTTTATTGCTTCCAACTTTTGCATCTTCTTGTTTAATTGATTGACCAACTCTAATAATATGTTCGCATTGTTCTTTAGTAAATAAAGGAGCATTAGATTCAACAATGTAAGATTTCCATTTAGGCTCTAACCATATAGGCATTATACATTACTCCATAATTCTTTCATAGCTTGATTAGTTTTTTGAATACCTAATGTTTTTCTGCCATCGTATGTAAAAGCTTTATATCTTCCGTTTGCTCTGATGTAGTGTATAAAAATTTGCATACCTTTTTCTCCATCATACGGATCTCTCCAATGTTGATACTGGCATCCCTCATAAACTGCACCATCACCAGCTTTGATAGTTATTGAAGTAGGTTGAGCATTAGGATCAACCACCTTACCTCTTTCTTCAATTAATTTATGAAACCACAATTTCCAATTATCAGTTCCAAAAATACTAAAGCTAACTGATATTTCGCATGGTGGTCTGTCAACATGCCTTTTTAATTCAGAGCCTTTATAATACATTCTTGAATAGCTATAAGTTGGTATTAACTTTTCTCCAACAGCTTCTTCAATAATAGGCTGTTTTATTTTTAAAAATGTTTCACTTAAAATATCTGAATATTCAGCAACAGCATTTTTTTCTTGACCACAAGGTTTTAAAGATTGTTCTTTTATCTTCCAATATTCAATAGCTAAATTAAGCTCATTAGATGATAAAAAATTATTTAACGATTTTATCATCAACTACTGGATTTTTTTGAAGATTTTTATATTCTTTTGTTTGTTTAAGAGCTTCATATTCTTTAATGTCAGGTAATCTTCCTTCTTTGTTTAATCGTGTAGCTGTTATAATTTGAGAAGCTATATTCTTTGCTCCATCACCATCTTTTGCGTCAGTAAAATATTTCCAGGTTTGAAGTAATCTTTTTGGTAAAGATTCTTTTTGATGAGTAGCAACATTTTGTTTGTCAAAGTTAGGATCTTCTTTAACTAATTCTGATTTTAAATGAGACCATAATTTTAACTCTCTCATTCTATCTTTAGCTGTAAGTTCTAAATGTGCTTTACAATAAAGTCGTTCATCTAAATCTACTTGTTTAAGTTCTCTTTCTAAAGGATCTTTTTCTTCTGCAATTTCTTTTTCAAGTTTTTGAATACACACTGCATTTTTTCTATAATCGAATGAAAGAACTATTAATTGTTCAAACATAACATTCTGTTCTCTAACAGATTGCCAATATTTAGAAGCTGGTGTTGGGTGTTTAAGATCGTTTAATACAGAAACCCTCATTTCAGTTTCAGTTCTAAACATTTGATTTTTAAACCAAGTGTCTTGTAGTTCAAGACGCATAGCTTTAAAATCTTTTACCTCATCCTCGCTTAATATATTTAATAATTGATCATCTTTAGGTATTAACGGATTTATTTTTTTTGACATAAAATTTGATATAATTTACGGAAGCGTTATTGAAGCGGGTCTTGTTTTTGGTGGTTCTTTTCTAAAATCATCATCTTCTAAAGCATCCCAAGCAGATTGCAAAGATGCAACAGCAGTATTCACTAGAGTTTGAGCTTCTGATTTTGTTTTAGAAACCCCATGAACTTTTGTAATCCAAGCTGTTCCTGTTGCATTATCATTAACAACCCAAACATTACCTGGATAACCTCTAGCATTTAAAGGTTCTGCGTTTTCTTGTTCAGCATGAGTAACAAAATTTTTTCCTGTATTATTTGAAGTACAATATAAATTTGCCATAATATTTCCTTTCTAAATTAACCACCGAATGTTGTTGGTGAACTAAGAGCAGCTAAGGCTTCTCCTTGATAAACTGCTTGCATACTTGAAGGATATGGTGGTGAACCACCTCCAGATGTAATGCCTCTTGCATTTCCACCTCCTGTATTTCCACCACTTCTGTGACCTTGATCACTTGATGAACTGCCATAAGTCGGTGCCGTATGTAATGCTACATCTGTTGACCAACTACTTCCGTTGTATAATTCTGTTGTGTTATATGGAGAAGCACCACCAATAGCTAAAACACCTGAGCCACCTGCTGAAGTATCTGTAGTTCCCATTCGAGAACCCTCATTTCTTGTAACATTTAAAGATCCACCACTTGACCAACTGCTTCCATCCCATTCGATTGAATTGTTTGAATATCCTGGTCCACCTCCAAAAGCTAAAATATTCGTAGCTGGTCCAGCACTATTAACATGCTGGTTTGTTGAAATAGGTGTAGTGGTTCCAGCTGACCATGATGAACCATTATAAGTTTGCATTTGGTTAGATGGTGATGGTGAAGTCCAGCCATTAATAGTATATCCCGAAGATTGAGTTCCTCCATGACCAGCTTGTTGATCCCAACTTGAACCATGATAATTTAAAGTTGCTGATGATCCCCAAGATGAGCCATCCCATTCTTGAGAAATAGTTGTTCCAGTATAAGATGGGTGAATAGGTGAACCTGGTCCAGCAGGGTTACCATGACCACCACCTGATAATTTTGCACTATCTGATCCCATTACAAAACAACCTGAACAGTGATAAGGATGATCGGTTTCTGTAGTCCAAGATGAGCCGTCCCAATGCAAATGGTCATCACCTCTTGCTCCGTTATCGCCACCACCTTTTGGGTGACCGCCATAACCACATAAGAGTGTATAATCATTATATCCTGGTCCATTTGCTGCCCAGCTAGTTGCACCCCAAGGGGATGCTGTTCCAGCAGACCAAGCAGCAGCACCTAAAAGATATGCTTTTAATTTTTTTTCATCTGTTCTTATCCATACATCTCCTAATTCAAGAGTTGCAGTAGGTGGATCTGAAGTAACGGCTGGAACACCAGCTGATTCAGCTCCAACTAAACCAGAAGCTCTACCTGTATTTTTTTTAATTATACCTGTCATAATTTTTAATTTCCTTATCTTGTTTGATCTAAATAACTTACAACTATATCAACATTTGCTGATGATGCAGTTGCTGCACATAAGTGATCTTCATCTTCTAAAACTAATCTGTCATTAAATACAAATGTTTCATTAGCACCAAGAGTTTGATCAGAGAGGATTTCATAATCCGTTCCACCTCCGCCATCGTCTAGGTATAGATCAAATGTTTCAGCAGCACCAGCTGTTTCACAAACTGTAATTGAAAGAATAGTGTATGTATGACCATTCACTCCGTTCAATAAAACACTTTCAGAGTTTGTAACTCCTGCTGTATGTGATACTTTTAATACTTCACTTGCCATATTTTTCTCCTATTGTTAAAATCCAAATACCAAAGCTTTACCTGTGCTTGTTATATTTGGATGTTGACTTTGATTTAATGAAACAGCACCAGATGCTACAGTAAAATCTTGCGTAGCAAAGCTCGCTACTCCTTTATTACTTGTTGAGGCATCTTCACCAGAAATAGTTAAAGTATCTGTTGCTGATACGGCAGCATCAATACCTTCACCAGCTGTAACAGTTAGCGTATTACCATCTGCAATAGTTTGAGTTGTAGATCCATCGGAAACAACCCAGTTAGACATTGACCCAGAACCATCACTACCAGATTGAACAAATTGAACTCCAACTCCGTCTCCATCTGAAAATGATCCATTTGAAACTACATGAGCTACTGGAATTTTTGTATATCCAGAAGCATCAGTTACAGTTCCATTAACTTTAAAAATTGCATAAGTAGAATTTGCTCCTTCTTTTGCAACATGAACAAAGCCTTTTGCTGTTGTATTTGTAACATCATCCCAGCTTTGAACGAAACCAGATATATCGGCTCCCGCATCGTCAACATCATCCACATACAAAACACTAGCACTTGCTATCGTTGCATTGTTC